GGTGTATCCCCAGCGTTCTGACTGATGGCTTTCCCTACAGCGTTACAGCCCACCAGTCGTAGTTATTCGCCTGGCGACTATCCGATCAAGACTTTTAAGTCACAGAGCGGGCAAGAGGTGCGGATTCTGTATGGCAGCGAGCGCACTGAGCCCAAGCTCAGCTTGTCTTACACCAACATTGGTGACGCATCAGCAGAGCTTTTTCTCGATCACTACGACGAGGTAAAGGGTACGTTCAACACTTTTGCGCTGCCTGACAACGCGCTTGCTGGCTGGTCATCTAACACTGATGCGTTGAGGCCAGAGGCTACTGAGGTTCAGACTGTGACTTATACGGTCACTGTTGTGGATAGCGGTGGTAACAAGTATCGGTTCAACGGTGGCAGCAGCAATGCTGAAACGTTGGAGCTGACAGAAGGCACGGTTTATTTGTTTGATCAATCTGACTCGTCAAACTCTGGCCACCCGCTGCGTTTTTCAACAACCAGTAACGGCACTCATAACAGCGGGACGGAATACACCACAGGCGTAACGACATTTGGGACGCCTGGTTCTGCTGGTGCTTACACGCGAATCAAGGTAGCTACTGCCGCTCCAACGCTGTATTACTACTGCACAAATCACTCTGGGATGGGTGGTCAGGCCAACACCCCTGCAGCTACTGCAACAGCATCAACTTCTGGCACGCAAGCTAAGTACAGGTACGAGAGTCCACCGCAAGTAGTCCAGGTGCGACCTGGGGTTAGCACTGTTACGATCAACTTAATTGGTGTGCTCTGATGGCAAAGGTTTACACCGGCAGAGATGGCGTAATGCAGCTTGCTGGAACGACCCTTGCCAAGGTCGTCAACTTCCAGCTGTCGTCAAATTTAGAAACGCTTGAGACGACAACGCTGAACGACCATATTCGCAGCTATTCGCCTGGTGTGTCTGGCTATAGCGGCAGCGCAACTTTGCTGTACTACAAGGAAGACGACGGCACTTTTAACACCACCAACCTGCTTAACAAGCTTTACAAGACAGGCACTGATGGCGTTAGCAGCAGTGACACGGTTGAGCTGACATTTCGTTGGGTTGATGGAACGGATAACAACGACATCAAGCTGACTGCCTATATCACCAGTGCTTCGATAGGAGCGTCAACAGGTGACATTGTTCGTGCTGAGATTGCGTTCCAGGGTACTGGCGCATTGTCTACGGTTTCGATCTCATGAGCGTATATCTTGGAACGCACGGCAAGGTTGAGCTGCAGCGTGAGTTCAACGGTGGTTCGTTGTTTTCAACGATCAATACTGGTGATGTAAACGTAACCAAGAAGCGTTTTAGCTTTGATTTTGACCATGGCCAGTTGCTGACTGGCGATCAAATAGAAATTACTAGCACTGATGGCAGTGCTCTTGATTTTATCGACAGCTACACAGATTCAAGCGTAAAAAAGTTTATTTACGTTGACGAGATAGATGGCATCAGGCTTTACGACAGTTTTGCTCATGCCGTAAATGGTGGATCGAGTAACGCCACAACGCTTGCTGCACCAGGCAATGCCATACCTATTGAGGTGACGGTTGAAAACGCGATTCCAAGGTTGCTGGCACAGGTCAACAGCTTTGAGGTCAACACTGAGCGTGAGACTGTAGATACCACTTCGTTGTCTGACGAGTTTCGCACCAGGGTCAATACGTTGATTTCTGGATCGGGAAGAATGAGTGCGTTTTGGGAGTACACGGGCGATACAGCCAATGAGCTTCCGCACTACATGCTGGAGCTTGCGCTTAGGACAAGGGTTGGCAGCAATTTCAAAGGCAGGTTTTACATCAAGACAACTGGCCATAACCCCAGTGGTGTAGCAGCAAGGGCTAACGATGAGCTGTGGTATCAAGTCAACGGGATTATTACTGCAGCTGCTGTGCAGTTTGCGCCCGACAACACGGTGCAAATCACAGCTGACTTCGTTACAACTGGG